AGCCCATTGGCTCCAACCTTCACCTTTGTTACTTGCAAGAGTACGGAACTGGTCGCGTGTTAAACCAACCATAGGGTACTTGCCCGACACACTTGCAAGGGTATCTGTCGCAGTGTCTACACGACTGCCGTTGTCATCTAGGTTTAAGCCGTCAATATGTGTGGCACCACTTGCACTGTACACACTGGCTTGATACGCGCCAATGTAAGTAACAGACTTTTCGTCTGTATTGCCAAAGTAGTGCCACATGCCTACAGACTGGTCATACTGCAATGTACCGCCGATAGCAAAAGCTGGATGCACAACAAATCCTGATTGGTGAACTTCGCTAATCTCTCGCTTATACTTACCGTTGAACAGTTTGGAAACCTTGACGTAAAACTTCGGAATTTCCACCATTACCTGACCGTCAGCACCAGTAATGTCCGCAAGGGAACCATCCGCTTTCTTGGTGCTGTCTGTCGGGTCCAGATAATACGCAATGTTGCCGTCATCGGTCATCACACAACGACGCATGGCTTCGTGGATCGGAGTAACACCATTGGTGATGTCTTCGCGTGTGTATGTGTCACTTACACCATCCCAAACCAAGTTGGCACTCGACCGGAATTGGAAGGTGTTGTTCGCTTCAACCATGCTGTAACTTGCAACACCCCGGACATCAGACAACTTGGATTTCTCACCACTGGTAAAGTTCTCATCGGACAGTTGTTTACCAGCCACCGTCGGAACGGCATTGTCTGCCTTCGTGCCTTGTGCCGCTGTTGCGTAATCACCGCTGGCAGTGAATGCCGCGCTTCCTAAGTCAGCGTTGGTCGGCAGTTCGGAGCCACCGGTGCCCACGTTCACCGCAGCAGCACTGCCCAACTCATCCAGGGTTAACGATGCCTGTTGCCAGTTTGCAGCACCGGTGGTGGCTACCACACAGACGAAAAATTCACCGGTGGTGGTGTTCACCCATCGGGACAACGGTTCATATCCAGCCGTATCATCATCATTGACAGTTGGGTCGGTAGTGGCAACAAGGTTGTTCTTGCGTTTCACTTCGTAACTGCCAGACAGGTCTACTGCACCGGTGCTTCCGTCTACACTGGTGACACCTCCCGGCTGTGCCGCCAATTCGTCAATGGCGCTTTGAACTTCGGAAGCAGTGAGTCCTGACGCGGTGTTGTCGTAGGTGACTGAGTTTGCATCACCAAATTCAACAGTACCCCAACTTGCACCGTCGAAGAACACATGAACTTCAACATCCTGAACGTATGCAAGCCAACCCTTCAAAGGTGTGTAAATTTCCCAGGTGTTTTCATTGTACCGAGCTACTTTACCGACATGGGTTGACCACACCCCGGTGGCACCGGTGGGAATGATGTAACGATCGCCGGCGACTGGTGAAGCCGGAACATCGGTGGTTGCGGAAACAACAGAAAGTTGTAATAGCGCACCAATGGCTTTCCAGTTTTCATCCAATTGAAGATTAATACCGGATTCCCCGGCATCCCACCCGTAGTTAATTCCAATGTTCGGTTCTTGCTTGGCTGGCATTAGTTTGCTCCTCCGTAGAAATTGCCATAATTGAATCCGTAACCTGCGCGTTCAACGTCAATGGTGTGGGTTTGATAAGATTCCAGACCGTCACGGACGGACTTCAGTTCTATTTCCAGATTGGCGTTCAACCGATTACCAACTTCAATGGTGTCACCGGGGGATTCTTGCTGTGAAACCATGAAATTAGTGGTGTACCACGCCTTACCTTTGGTGAAAATGAAATTGTCGATCCAACCCTTGAACCAGTAATTGAAACCGTTATACCCCAGTTGCCCTAAACGAAGCGGTGTCGCCGGTGAACTGAACATGTCAGGCATTTCAGAACTAGCCACCATTGCACCGTTAAGAAAGAGTCTCGTCAGTAAACCTTCCCTTGATACAGCAACGTGGTACCACTCACCACGGTTGAGTGTGATGCCACTGGCACTCATGCCCACACCAGAAGCCCCTGACCCATTGGTGTAAACGATGAATCTAAGTCTGTTGGTGTTCACCTCAAAACTATAACAGGTGGTGCTACCACCGTTGGACTTTCCTACAGGTGTTGTTGTTGAGGTCGTTGCTGTCGGATGTACCTGAACCCAGTATTCAATGGTGAAGTCATCACCGGGTTGAATGTCATGTTCTGGATAACCTTGGTCGGCCTGTATGTAATCGGATGATCCGTCGAAATAAATAGATGACCCACCATAAACACTTTCAGCCGTTTTTACTTTCGCGTCGTTGAATGCCGTCCATGTGGTGAAACCTGTATCATCGGTCACGGTTGTCGAGTTGTCAGCACCATTGAAATTCAACACGGTCGTGGTATTGACCAGCAAGGGGTCACGGGGTGAACTTACAATGGTGTAAAGGCCCGTTGGTGAAGTAGATGAATTGTTTGAATCATCGGCTTCACTTGGGTAGGCAAACTGGGTGTCAGCCAATCCCAGTTCTTCTTTCAGAACCGTGCCATTCTCACCCTTAATCACCAGGTTGTAGGTCACACCGAGTTCCGGCCCTATGTTACCTGTGAGATAACTCGTGGGTTCCAACAGCAGTTCCTGAGTACGGTCACGGTGCGCCCATGACACGACCAACTCACTTCCGTCAATGACATCAGGGTAAGACACACCATTCACTTTCAGGTTACCCGGACGGTAAGGTCGCAGTTGACGGTTTTGCAAGGTGTAGGAAACCGACGGTGCCTGGCTCAGTTCCAGCTTATCAACAGATGTTTCAGACAGTAGTTTGTAACTGACGGCTTCACCAGCTACCCGGTCGGTGGTGTCCAGAACATAGTCGTTACGGGCATAAAACCACAACTTCTCACCCACCGGATGCTTCGCCGGTACCGTGTCTATCAGGCCGCGCTTCACGGTAACTTTACCGGTAGTTATGTTGTAGTTGGTGATCTGTATTAGTTCATCACCCAGGTACGCCAGGCCACCTGCCAGCAACACGGTGACATCAATACCGGTCAGGTCCGGGGTGAGTACCGTGTCCATGTAACCCGCTGGTTCTGACATGAATAGCAGGGTTGTGAACTCACCGTTTCCGACTTCCCTTTGCCCTACGTTGTCGTACAACGCCAGACTGTTGGAATCTGAATTCGGTGACAGTGATGCCGCTGCAACAAAACCAATGTCTTCCGGCCACTCTAACCGGTCGGCAGTATCGGTACTGGTGTACAACTCATAGTAGGTCAGTTCAAAGAGATTCTGGTCAGTAACCGGTTCTGCCTGCCTTTGCGAGTCTACCCAACCGATAGGTTGGCGTTCAATATAAGCGTTGTCGGGCAATGCGAACACGTCTTCAACCGCTTCAATCTGAATTTCACCTTGGGTGAGACTGCCCAGGTTCATCTTGCCAATACGAACAGGTATGCCATTCAAACCCAGACGCGGCCAATTCAGTTTGATAACATCACCGGGATATTGACCCATGATGGACTGATCACAGGTGACGGTGATTTTAGCAATGGGTTTTGACAGGGTGTTCAGGTCACGCATTGCAATTCGGAAAGCGGTGTCGGCGTCGGCGATGCCGGGGTACTCTTTTTTCTGTGAATTGATCTGCCCGGTGTTAGCGAAGTTGGCCAGGTTCTGCGTCGTGACAGTATCGGTTTCACCGTCTTCAGGGCGCGTGAAGGCCACGACAACTTCATTGATGGTTTCGCCCATGGTCTTACGTTGGAATTCTTCAACAACACAGTTGGATTCGTTCAATTCAAACAGGTCATCAATGTTGTAGTTGTCGCGCACCATGATCATGCGCCACCGACCCGTCGCCCGGTCTTCCACCAGTGTGGCGTTGATGTGTTCATTCACCATCTTGATGAATTCTTCAATGGTGGACTGGTTGGACCATCGCATTGATAATCCAAAACCTTCATTGAACATAACGTCAGCGGCTGCACGGAAGCTGCTGTCATCTATGTCTTGCGACGGGTACCCTAACCCCCACACTTTATTGGTTAGGGTTTCATAGATGATGTGAATAGGGTTGGCATTCTCACCTATTTTTGCTTTCTCTGGATACCAGTCTTTCCAGATTCGCCGCACCAAAAATGCCGGTGTTTTGAAGTAGGGGTTCATGGCACCCCACAAGAAAGACGACCGAACTAAATTAAGAAGGTCATTCAGTGCTTGAATAAGGGCACCATCGCCTGACACACTGATCATGTCAACCAGCTGGTTGCTCCACGGTGTACCGGTCATATTCACACCGTCAGCACCCTTGAAGAACAGAGTGGATATTCCACGGTACGCGGGTATGTCAGACGAACCAGTTGCACGGGAAACCGCACTTTGTAATGAAGGGTTCACGGGTTGATTTGATTCACCGGACATTAGATCAACGGTACCCATTACACCCCCTTCCCTTTTTTCACCACCGAACAGTTCTAGTTTTTTGATTGTTACAGAGGACGATTCAGTTAGATTGCCACGCCACGCCACACGATCACCGATGCGGATTTCGTACAACTCATTAACAGCACCGTGTGCAATCGCAAAGTGGACATTCATGTAATAGTGGTACCCTACTGTGACACTACCACCGCCGCTACTGCCCATCGACCCTCTCCCTTGCAAACTCGACCGTTTGCAACGCCCTGGCGTCACCGGTATTGATTAATTGTTCCTCACTGATCCCATTCTTCACAAAATCAGACCAGTCGAGATTATGTCGCTTGAAAAAGTCACGGGTTCCTTTGTTGCAATAACGCAACGCCTTTGAATCAGCGTGGGTAACGATCATTTCTTACCTCCTTCACTTTCGATCTTCTTCGTTTGCGGGTTACCGTAATAGATCACCCCGGCTTCTTTGACCCACACCTTACCGAAGATGACCGGAATTTCTTCACCCATGGGGGGGTGGGGAATATTCAGTTTACCGGCGACCGCGTTCTTCGGGCCTTCCGGTTTCGGAGTCAGAGCGTAAGAAATTAATGAAAGTACGATGAATACTGCAATTTGCTGCCACATAACATCACCTCAGAAGATTGGATCGCCGCCAAACGGATTTTTGGTGGGGATGAACGGCATACCGCCGTAGTTCAGGGTGTTGTTGAACTTGGATGAGCATTCCTGAATAGTCCGGTTGCAACCGGCGTAAGCACGAATTTCCATACCCGACTTCAACCCCACTGGGAATGAGAATAGGGTAAGGGTGACGCCTGCCGACGAAGACACGGCGATTCGTTCAACGGTTTGCAACTCAAAATGGCTGTACTCTATGTACCCACCGGCGAAGTAGTTGTCGGGGCGACCGGCAATACTGAGCAAGTCCAGGCCGGAACCGGTGACGTTGGTCGCGGCATCAATGGTGACAAACAGTGATCTGTCTACTTTGCATTCACCACCGTAAAGCATGTGTGGGCAACCATATTGATAATGCCTGCGTAAACCCATGCGTTTGATGGCCTGGGAACTGCTTTCACAGTCAACGGTGGCGTTGACCAACCCCCATGTCACGTTGGTGATGCGACCCTTGAACACAATTTCAGTGGAGTTGCCCGTTTCCAGATCGTATTTTTCACACAGTAAGGTGACCAGGCCAGATGGCGGTGACACTCTGAACAATTCCAGAAACTCCGCATCCAATGGAAATTCGACCCTGAAGCTGGCGGATGAACTGTCACTGCTGAGTTCGATGTCAGACCGTGAGATGGGTACCGCACGGAACGTGACCGGCTCCTGATACACGTCCAGGTCAGCCGAGGTGTACCGCCACCGGTTGAAGTCGTAGGTCACTGTGTAAATTTCGATTTCACTCACTGTTTCACCGTGGTCAGGTTAATTTCAACTGTCGATACGGAATCCGACTGATAGTTGATTGTAACCCCGTCCTGCCGCAAACGGCAAAGGTGAACCAGTGAAACTTGCATTATGTTCTGCGGGCCTATCTCAACTGGAAAGTCGGTGTCCAGTGACAACTGCTCAATGTCACCGCTGGATCGGGTGGTACCGATGATCTTCCGTAGGAAACGACTACCATCGGTGAGCCTGATCAACACCGCGTTCTGAGTCGGTTGAACACCCACCAGGGTGTCGTATTGTGACCGGCGAACGCGAAGGCCGGATGAGCCAACACCGGTGGGTTCGACCACTTCAAAATCAGAAAACCAAGTTGGCACGTAAACTGCATTCTTTTGCCCTTTGAGGCGACCCAGTAAGGCACGGAACTCTGTCAGTTCCTGTCGGTTCTTCATCAACCACTGCACTCTGCGGTTCTGCCGGGGTGGACCAGGGCGTTGTATCTGCTGTGAAGCACCGGTTTCATAATCCAGCAGGTCGTACTCAGAATCCATGTCGTACTGAAGCGGGTTTGACCAGTTCGGTTTTTTATAGATGACCTCAACCCCATCGAGCGTTTCTGCAACAGGCAAGGTTGGGATGTACGGGTCAGTTTCCACCGGATCGCAACTGAACTCGACGTTGCTGGTCATTACTTTGCTGGTCAATCTTTGAGTCGCCACACTGGAAGGCAGCTTGGCCAGGTTCACCGGGTAAAGCCGTGCGTTGACCGGCCAATCGTTTTCCAGTGGTTTTGCTGCTGCAATGTTCTCGGGTGTGATGCTGGCCACTTCAAACACCTCAAAGGTGTGAGTGTCGGTCATCAGAATGGCCAGACCACCTTCAAAGAAACTGCGCCCAGTGGTAGAAACGGGAATTCCCGTTGTGTTTTTCAAGGCTGGTGTGGTGAGAACGTGCTTGTCTTGCCAGATGGGCAGCGCGTATTGCCGGTCTTGCCAGCCGAACAGGACGTTTTGAAACTGGTTCAGTTCGTTGCCTTCCAGAGTAAGCCGGTAGTTTATTTTACGCCGGGGTTTGGTTCGCAGTGACCGTCGCGTTTCAGTGTCGTTGAAGGACGTGAACACGTCTGTTTTCCACTCCAACGACTCGGTTAACGGCTGATCCCAGTTCGGACCGAAGGGCCACACCACCACCCGTTGACCGGTCACCGGTACTGAGTAATTGCGACCGTTAATGACCCAAGTGATTTCTTCACTGAACTGAGGCGGTCCATCGGTGGACACGGTGACCAGGTAGGATATTTCATCAAGTGCGGTGAACGTGTAAGGCACACTGACCGGCGCGGTTACACTGACACCCTGTGCCACCGGTTCCAGATAATCAGTGATGGTGCTGTTGGACAGAAAGGCGTTCCAGACACGGATTTCTTCGGTTTGCACCGACAACACGTTGCCCAGGTTGATCTGCCCTGGTGTGAAGTGAATACGGAAATACAGGTCATCGAAGAACGTGGGTTCCCGGTGGCCATCAAAAGAGAACTCGAAAATGTCCAGGCCTACGAATTGATTTTGACCACTGTCGAAGTCGTCAATGGTTTTGATGCCCTGGTAATCCGAGTCCCCGAAGTTGGGTTCAGGCACAACGAAACCGGTCGTCATCTGATCGTGACCGGTAATAACCCCAGGTTCCCGCTGTGCTGTGGTCATTGAATCAATCCTTCAGGTAGGCGATACCGTACATTTCAGTGGCTTCGTCTTCGGGTTGATCAGCATTCCTATAACTTCCATCCGGAAAATAAACCCGTGCACTACGAACACCCGCCTTTCGCCGTGCCCACGGAAACACCTTCCAGACATCACCACCGATGGTCATCTCATCCCCGGCTTCGAAATAGGTAAGATTGACGTATCGAAAATTCGGTGGTGTTCCGAAGGGTCGGTAACCCTCTGATGAAACCCATACCAAAGGTGTCAGTAACGCCGTTCGACTATTGAAAGCAATTGGGGTTGCGACTGCAAACGACCGAACCTCTTTGCTCCAATGTCCACCTGGAAGATGGGATTCATTGTAGCTTCCGAAAGCAGCAAATCGCTTCACACCTGTGGTGTCCTGACAGTCAAAACCACCTTTTCCAGTTCTAACATTGGAACTTGAGTTATACAAAAAGGGAACCCGGTGGTGTTCGTAGTAAGACACGTAACGCCTATAATCAGGTGAAGCCGAAGACACGTCCCAAAACAACCCTCCCAACGCCGTGCCAAATTTCTGGAAGTGACCAATCGCCATGTGTCGGTAGAAGCCGGGTTCCATTTCAATGGCGGCGTACAGGTAAGGGGTGGGTGTCATACCGCCGAAGAAGTGGACGGATTGAATCGGATTGACTCGCAGTTCCACTTTTACGCGGGTGTACCTTTCAGCCGCGTCGTATGTATTACCGTCACCATCGTAAAGAAGGTACTGATCAGGTTGGTCAAACCATTTCTTTGACCCGTCGTAACCGCGATGACCGTTCATATAAATACTGTTCTGATAACCCGCCAGTGACACATAACCACTGAACCCTGGGGCCGATACGGTCACCAGTCGGTAGTCGCCGTCCCATCTGTTCGTGATACCGGTTGAATCATAATCACCGGGTGCGTCATCCACCTCGTCATCATTATCGACGGTGTTTCTGTGTACCGTCCAACCGTTCGCAGCGGCGAAGTTGGCAAGTTGCTGTACTACCTGGTAACCGTCAGTGACCGGGACGTTTTGATAAGCCATTATTGCAACCTCAATGTCATGTAATCGCGGAAACCGTTGCGGAACAGGTTTTGCACAACCAGATGATCAACACCGTCTTTCGTGATAATGTTCTCCGATGAGTTCTCACGCCCTGGTACCCAGTAAGCACCGTCCATGACACCCATCATGGCGTGGTAAGGACCACCGGCTGCGGACGACATGATGGTTAAATCACGCATTAGGTAACTGCCGTCAAAACACTTGTCGGCGTTGTTGGTCACGTCTTCGTCAGTGGGTGAACTAAATGCGTCGTTGTCGTAGCCACGGGTTGGGAAAACGTAACCGCCCGCATCACCATGATCTCCATCTGATGTATCGTAATTGTTTGGATCATTGTCGTAGTTCGTAATCCGACGCCAGATGTTATCCGGGTAATACGTCCAGAAAGTGTTGTACCCCGGACTGGCGAAAAACCGGTTACGTTGGTCTTCCGAACTCCACCGAGTGTTGTTCAACGCAATACCGGCCACCGTCATTGGGAAAGGGTATTCAGACGGGGTACCGTAGGGCAGAAAGAACCCGCAGTAGGCCGTGGAATACACGGTGGCCACCTTGACGGCTAACATCCAGCGCCGACCATTACCCACAATCCAATAGGTCATTGGTTGGTTCCAGGTAAGAACGTAAGCGTCGGGGGATGTCAGCGGTTGTTCACGGGACGGCAAAGTGGCAGAGAACCCGGCGTGGCCCCAAAACTGAAGATTGTAGGTATCAGCACCAGGGTTTTCTAATGTCCGCATTCCAAAGTAGATGTTATCGGTACCGGTCAACCCCGGCCCTCGTAGGGTGATCTGGTCTTCGTGTACCAACGTCCCCGTTGGCCCCAGTTCCTGAGTCCAGTTCTGCCCGTCAGCCACCAGGTCAGTATTGGTGGTCAGGAAGTTTCTGATCTTGTTGAAAAGATCAACGTGGTTCGTCGCAGTTCCCGTTTCCCATGCCATTATTGAAGTACCGATTTGACTTGTGACTTGTTGGCCCGGATGAAGTTGATGATCGCCTTCTGACCCTGTGTGCTGTTCAACCCTTCGGACACAACGGAAGATGAGTCTATCGCGTTCACAATCTTAACACTCTGTGGTTGATTTCCCGACCCTTGGTTGTTTTGGTGACGCGGGTCTTGCCGCGTAAGCACTTCCTCACCTCGTTCCAGTATCGTTGGAACCTCGTTCGGCTTCAACCCTGCAACACCACCTGAGTGGTATTTAACGGCGTTGGTGAACCATGCACTGTTTACTTTGCGACTGCTGCCACTGCGTCCCGCTATACCACCTGTGTGATTTGTCGGCACTACAGTGTTCAACCAGTCTGCTGCACCACCCGTGGCACCTTTTACAGCGTTGAAGATGATCAGCTTTAGGATCATGTTGGCGATGTTACGAAGGAAATCAGCAGCGAACTGTCTGAAGGCATCACCCATCGACTTCGTACCATCAATGAAGCTGTTGACCGCACCGGTGAAACCGGACGCAAAATCAGTGGCAAGCTGTTCACCGCTGAACAATTTATCGTTTGTTTTGTCAAGTTCGACTTTTAACTTTCTGAGGTTTTCAACCATTTCAGGATTTTTAAGTGCTTCAGCCAACGCGATCCCGTCATTAAGCAGCTTTTCCAATACTGGACGGGTTTCCTCAAGTATGGTTTTTATGTCCGCCTTTCCAGCAGCTTCGGACTTATTACCCGATTCAACCAGGGCGTTGATC